TGTGTTGTTATTAGTGATGCTAGATTTACTAATGAGTTAGATTTAATTAAAAGTTTAGGCGGTGCTGTAATTAATGTAAAACGTGGAGAACTTCCAGACTGGTATTACACAGCAACGCAGGCTAATATAGGTCATGTTCCAGCACAACATAAAATGCTAACGCAACATAAGAGTGTACATTTAAGTGAATGGAATTGGATAGGTTACGAGTTCGATTATGTAATAGAAAACGATTCGGACCTAGAAACACTTAAAACTAAAGTAGAACAAGTACACGTTCAAATAAATCCAGACCAATAAAATTCCGTATTTATCTTTTTCGGTAAATTTTCATGCACCCCCTTTTGTAATAATACCTTTTTTACGTTTTTTTGATAAATATTCGTATAATTAGATTCATATCACAATAGGAGAATAATATGGCTACATTAGTATCACCCGGTGTTAGCATTAGTGTTACCGATGAATCGTTCTACGCCTCGGCGGGAACAGGAACAGTTCCTCTAATTATAGTAGCGACTGCTCAGGACAAATCAACGCCTGACGGTACTGGAACTGCATCAAATACAACTAAAGCAACAGCAGGTAAATTAAAACTTATTACAAGCCAACGTGAACTACTACAGACTTTTGGAAATCCATTATTTCATTCAAGTGGTTCTGTTGCATTAAATGGATATGATCTCAACGAATACGGTCTACTAGCGGCCCACAGTTTCTTAGGACTTGCCAACAGAGCATACGTCTTAAGAGCAGACATCGACTTAGGCGAACTTAAAGCATCTTCAACTGCACCAACAGGCGCAATAACAGATGGATCTTACTGGTTAGATACAGCAAGTTCATTGTTCGGACTAAGAGAATGGTCAGGAACCGCTTGGGTTAAGAAAGACGTAAGTGTTGTAGATTCTATCAACGTAAATTCAGGAACAGGCGGACCGAAAAGAGCATTTGGCTTAAACGGTGACTATGCGGCAGTGGCAAACACAGCCTCAGGTACTGCAACTGACGTTAAACTTTACGAGAAATTCAGTGATGACTGGTACCAAATTGGTACTTCAAGTTGGGATTCTGCCACAAGTGGCGACTTCCAATTCGCAAGTCATACAACTGTTCCTTCTAAACAGTCTGATGGAGTAACATCTTTATCAGCAGGAGACATTTTCATTCAAACATCAACACCTAATACAGGTGCTTCTTTGAGTGTTAAACTTTATAGTGCTTCAACTAAAGCATTTAGTTCAGTAAGTGCTCCTTTATATGCCAACACAGATGCGGCATATACAAGTATTGGAACAGCAAACGTTTCTGTTGGAAACCTTGTTGGTATATTCAACAATGCTTCTACAGAAGCAGAAATCGAACTAAAAAGACATAACGGTAATACTACCGTTGTTGCTACAGGTTCAGCAATAAGTAACTTAGATGTTTCAGGCAACTCTAGTTTTGACATTGTTTACAATGGTACTACAGTTGTTGTAACATTAGCGGCTACCATTTCAGGTACTGCATCTACTTCAACGGCAGAAGATGCCGTATTTGATATTAACGCGGCTTTGGCGGCGGCTAGTGTCTCAGAAGTATCAGCAAGTTTAGATTCAACAGGTACAAAAGCCGTGTTGACTTCTTCAACAGGAAGAGATATTGTATTACAAAGTAATCACGCAGACTTTGGTCCAAGTTCAGTAGGATTTGGTTCAGGTGCGGTTACGGCAAGTGTTACATATTCAAACTTTGCGGCATTAAGTTACGAAGCAAGTAAAACTCAAATAACTGGTTCATTAGCAGACGGTACTTATTGGTATCCGGCTACAGTTGCTACAGCAAACATTGATTTGTTAGAGCACAATGGAACAACTTGGGTAACTTTATCAAAAGACTTTCAAGCGAAAGCAACGGCTCCAACTACACAATCAGATGGTACTGCTTTAGTGGCAGGCGATGTATGGTTAGATTCTGATGATTCAGAAAACTACCCAGCACTGAACAAGTGGTCAGGAACAGCATGGGTGGCAGTAGATGGTACAGACCAAGTAACTGCTGAAGGTGTTGTATTTGCAGACTTCAGACAATCTTCTTCAGGAAGTTTGGATGCAGATGCTCCTCAGGCTTCTAAATACCCAAGTGGTATTTTAGGTTGGAACAAACGTGCATCATCTGGTAACGTTAAAGTGTATAGATTAAACTACACACCAAGCGGAACAAACATTGGTAATGTTTGGGTAGATGCAAGTGGAAACAAAACAGACGGTAACATGTATGGATTAAGAAAAGCAGTTCACAACTTAGTTAAAACTAAGATGCAGAGTGCTATTGCTTCAAATGATGACATTAGAAGTGAAATTAATGCATTTAACGTTATTGCTTCTCCAGGTTTCCCAGAAATGCTAGACGAAATGATTTCACTAAGCACAGACAGAAGAAATACTGCCTTTGTAATTGGTGATACACCTTTCAGACTTAAAGCAGATGCAACTAGTATTACGAACTGGGCGAGTAACGCCAATTCTGCTAGTGAAAACGGCGAAGATGGACTTGTTTCAAGTTCACCTTATGCGGCAGTTTACTATCCTAGTGCATTAGCAACAAACTTAGACGGAACTAACGTAGTTGTTCCTGCTTCACATGTTGCTTTAAGAACTATAGCATTTAACGATAACGTTTCTTTCCCTTGGTTTGCACCAGCAGGATACCAAAGAGGATTAGTAGACAATGCTTCAAGTGTTGGATATGTTGATCCTACTACAGGTGAGTATGTTAGTGTAACATTAAACGAAGGTCAAAGAGATACATTGTATCAAAATAAAGTTAACCCTATTGCTTCTTTCCCAGGAAGAGGACTAGCAGTATTTGGTCAGAAAACTCTGAACCCAACTGCAAGTGCATTGGATAGAATCAACGTTGCAAGATTACTTGTTTATATAAGAGAAAGACTTGATGACGTGGTTAAACCTTTATTGTTTGAACCAAACGATGCTATTACTAGAAGTAAAGCGAAAGCGATTGTCGATGGATTATTAGAACAACTAGTTATCCAACGTGGACTATTTGACTTTATCACAGTTTGTGATACTACAAATAACACAGCGGCAAGAATAGATAGAAACGAATTGTATATTGATATTGCTGTACAGCCTATCAAAGCAGTTGAGTTTATATATATTCCGATTAGAATCCAAAATACTTTGGGCTCTACGGCTAATAGTTAAGTTTAAATTAACATTGAGAAAGGGCTTTTTAGCCCTTTCTTTTTGACTCTTATTAAAGTACCTTTTAATTTTTTTGGTACTGATTTGATAAATAAGTAGTAACATTAAGCCAAATACAATTATTTTGGTTATATGGTTTAGGAGAAATAAAAATGGCAGAAAATATAGTAAGGACTAAAAGCAAATTTGGTGTTCCTTTTGATTCTGATTCTGGTTCAGGTATCTTAATGCCTAAACTAAAATTTAGATTTAGAGTTAAATTTACTAATAATTTCGGAGAAGGTGCTAGAGGACTAGAGTTAACGCAGAACATTGTGAACGTAACTAGACCTAAAGTTGCTTACGAAGAAGTTGTTATTGATAGTTACAACTCTAGAGTTTATGTCGCTGGTAAACATGCCTGGGAACCAATCACTGTCGTACTAAGAGATGATATCAGAGGTACGGTCACAAAACAAGTTGGTGCTCAAAATATGAAACAATTAAACCATTTTGAACAAAAGAGTCCTATTGCAGGTTCTGACTACAAATTTGATATGACAGTAGAAATACTAGATGGTCAAACAGCAGATGCAACAGAATACTGGAGTTTAGAAGGTTGTTTCTTAACACAAGCAGACTACAGTGATTCAGACTATGCAACAAATGAACCAGTACAAATTACTATGACAATCAGATATGATAATGCGATTCATGTGTCCGGCGACAGCGGTGCTGTTAATGACTTAGAAACTGGATTATTCCCAGTACAGGATCTTTCAAATCAATCAGACGCCTCATAATTATTTTACATAGTCTTGTAATCTAATAGGGTAATAGTAGATGAGTACACCTAGAAATTTAAAAGATGCGATAGCTCAAAATGCTCTTCAGGGACAATATGTCCCTGATTGGCTCTATAATGTCTATGCAGGTAAAAAAGGAATGTTTAACGGAATGGTTACTCCTTCTTTTGAGCCAAAAGGTGGCAACTCAGGAAAATTTTTTAACGATTTTAAGAACGCAGAAAGGTTTGCTCCAGCAAACACACCAGTACGTCAGAAGTTTAACGGTTATGTAAACTTTAACTTCAACCCAAACATCAATCTTGATTTTTTAAACAACGTAGAATTCCAGAATAGACTTAGTAGTATGGTTAAAACATCAACTATACCTTCTGCAGAGTTTGCCGTAGATACAAAAAATCAATACAATAGAAAACGCATAACAGTTAGTGCTGTTGACTATAAACCTGTAGCAATATCTGTTTATGATACTGTAGACAGTCTTTGGGTACTAATGTTAATGAGAATGTATTCGCATTTATTTACTAACCCTACTAATATGTATGATGTTACAGAAGGGCAAGAGTCTCAAAAGAAAAATATTAAATATGATGTTGTTCCAGAAGCAGTACCTTCAGGTGATGGCGAAGGAACATCAGGCAGTTTTAATAGACCTTTTGATAGTAATTCCGCAGGATTAAATTTACAACCGGGTGCAGAAAGAAACTTTATTACAAGTATAGACATAGTTCAATATCACGGACAAAAAGTTATTAAATATACATTATTCAATCCTATGATTACTAGTTTTGAAATAGACGGCATTGATTATTCAGACTCAGGTGCTAATATGATTAACTTAAATATTGTATATGAAAACTTTACAATAGATCCAGATGTAAATGCTTGGATTAGTGAAGATGACTTAGGAAGATTTTCAGCATCTAACAAAAGTAATTGGAGATTATTGAGGGAAGACCGTAAAAGTGAATTCCCAACTGGAGGAAATACTTTATATCCAGTAGAATTAAAAGAAAGAAAAGCAGGATTTTTAAATAATGCTGGAAGAAGAGAGCAAGTTAATTTCTTAGACTCTTTTGGTGATGGCGATACTGAACAAGTACCATCACAACAAGCATCAGCCGAATCACAACAACAAGATGAAACAGTATACGGAGCATTTATGGCTCCAGGCGGAGGAGTTATGATGATTCCTCAAGATCCAGGAGATACATAATGAGTACTTCTTTATACGAAACATTCGGTAATGAAGTTAATTACGAAGTTAGAAAAGACAAACTTGTTAAATTTTTAGAAAACAGCACAATAAACTTTCCATTACCAGAAGCAAGTGTAGAAATACTAACTGCTATGCTTGGAAAAGAACAAAATGCAGGAATGAATGCAGATGAACTTGATATGGTCTATAATAGACTTACTAGTATAGGCTTCAACGAAAAAACTGCAAACACATTAGCAGTAGCATTAATACAAATTGCAAAACAACAAGGTGTTCATCCAATTGAATACTTCGAACTTAATGAAAGTTCTATAACATTAGCAGAAAATACATATAAAGCCATAAATAAAATAAGACCTAAAGGCAATCTTATAGGTTTGACAGTTGGAAAAACTAACAAACAGAGTAAGATAGCAAACGTAATTAGACCTTAAGGAGAAATTTCATGGCGTCAAGATATTCACAGGGCCTTTTTCAACCTCAAAACCCAGATAAGTTTATTGGCGGCAAGTTACCGTTCGCTAGAAGCAGTTGGGAAACAAAATTTATGCAATTTTGCGATAGTCATCCTAATATACTAAAATGGGCAAGTGAAAATGTAAAAATACCTTATAGGAATCCTATGACAGGTAAGATTACAAATTATGTACCTGACTTTATGGTACAATACCAAGATAAAAATGGTAAAACATTAGTTGAGCTCATAGAAATTAAACCTAAAAGTCAAACAGTTATAGAAAATGCAAGAGGTAGAGGGGATAAACTTGCAACAATGGTTAATGCCGCTAAGTGGACAGCCGCTCAAGAATGGTGTAAAGCAAAAGGTATACATTTTAAGGTAATAACTGAAGAACAAATTTTTAATAAACCAAAACGTACTACAAAACCTCGAAAAAAATCTAGATAGTATGAATTATATAGTAATTCACTATCAAATTTTTTAAACATAGATATTACAATAGGTAAATAGTAGCATGACTAAGAAGTTAGAAGAAGAATTTAACCTACCACCCATCGAAGAAGTTGAAGATACAGTTCCGTTAAAGCAGAATGTAGTTGCAGAAGTTATAGATGTTGAAGATGTAGAAAAAGCATTAACAACAGCCGAAAAAATAGACAACGCATTAAGAAATGTTAAAGGTTTAGACGAACATGACACTAATATGGACGATATTGCTCAGCAGGCAGTAGATAGTTACCAACAACTTATGAATTTAGGTATGAATGTAAGCGATAGAGATGCCGGAAGTATATTTGATAGTGCGGCTAAGATGTTAAAAACAGCCTTAGATGCCAAAGACAGCAAAATTAATTCTAAATTAAAACAAATTGATATGATGATTAAGAAAGCAAGATTAGATACTAATACAGGTTCAACTGATGATAGTTCAGGCCCACAAGCGGCTTTAGATAGAAACGAACTATTAAAAATTATTAATACTAAAGAAGACTAGTTGGGTCTTACCCATTCACCGTTTTTAAATACAGCAATCTCGCCTTTATTACATAGTGTGTATTCGCCTTCTATAGGATTTTGGGGTTCTCTAACTTTAATGCACATACTTTTATTTATATAATTTGATAAATATGATAAATAAGTGTAACAGGAGTTTTAAACTATGAAAGACTTAAAAGAATTAATTAACGAATCTTTTACCAAAGAGTATGGCTATAGAATTAAGTTAGCAAGAGATTGTAGTGCAGATGACTTATCTAAATTAGAGTCTGCCCTTGCAAAGTATAACTTAGTTAGTGCTACTCCTTGGAAAAGATTACCAATACAAGAAAATCCAATAGAGTTTAAAAGACTTAAAGGGATCAGTGTTACATCAGAAGTATGTAGTACAGATGTAGTATTGAAATACCCAGTCAACGAAAGAATATTAGAAGTCTACGTTGCAGTTGCATGTGGTTGTGACCACGAAAGAGTAATTGTTATGGGTGTTGACAATCCTAAAAGGATTGAAAGTGAAATGGCAGAAGAAAGACTTGCTAACGATAAAGATAGACAAGTAGAAACGCCAGAAGCAGTACTAGATGAAGTAGACAGTTCAGCAGACCAAGACCATTATGAAGCACAACAAGATGGAATTACAGATGGACCACTATTTGGCGAAGAATACAACAGCAAATTCTTAGCAGAATTACAAAGAATTAAAAATGAAAAAGGCGCAGACTACTTCCGTAACTATCCTAGTAAAGATGGGATAATGGGAGATGATTTACATGCAATGCATGATAGCATTACAGGTAAAGCACATGGTGGATTGGCTCCAGAAGCCAAACAAGCAGACGTTATTTCACAAGCATCGAGACGTAACTAGGAATTAAAATGGATAACATTGACTTAAACAAGAAACTACTTAATATTATTGAAGCATCAATTGAAGAAGGCAGAATGAAAGATGTTATTCAAGATGCTATGGATATGAGCAAACAAGAATTTGAAGCACAATATGGTGATAGTTTTGATTATGACCAACTTGTTAAAGATTATGGACCAGATGCACAATCCGAAAGTTTTGATCCAGCAATGGAACCTAATCATTACGATACAGAATTTGAAAGAATATATGCCGCATACGAAAATGGCGGTGAGCCAGAATTAGCAGAATTTTTAGGTATGAGTGATAGAGAACTTGACCAGGAAATGACTGAGTATGCTATGGATCATAATTTACATATGGATGACGACAGAGATACAGTTATTCAAGGTTACATAGAAGACGTAATTGATAATGCAGAACACAAAGACCATGGCGGGTATGAATCTGTTGAAGAAGATGAAGTTGAAGTAGACGAATTGGCTATGCCATGTGGAGCAGAAGATGAGCCTGAGCAATTAGAAGGTTCAGTAGAATTTAAACAACATAAAAATACAGAAAAAGGTTCAGTAAGTATAGAAGCAAGTGCAGAAAACATGCAAGAACTTTCAAAAGTATTAAAACTTGCAGGATTAACTTTACCAAAAGATATGAATGCAGACCAAGACCCTATGCAACCTGCAGAAGAACCTGAAGTTGTAGTTCCTGATGAAGATGATGGCAACCAACCTACCATGAACTTCCCTAAAACAGATGTTGATCCTAATATGTCACAAGATAAGGCAGTTTTAACAAGTGTTATCAGAGACAAACTTAGAGACTACCTTAAAAACAGTCAAAGATAGTAAAACATTCGCTTTTACTCACATAAATAAGTAATATGCCAAAAGGAACAGTCAATACTGAGCTGGTTAAACCTGCTTATCAAAAATTACAATATGACCAAGACATGCTTAGAGAATTCCAAGCCTGCTGTGATCCTAATGACGGTGCATTATACTTTATGAAGAAGTATGTACAAATACAACACCCTACACAAGGTGGTATTGCATTTGAACCTTTTGATTATCAAGAAGATTTAGTAGCAAATTACAACAAATACCGTTGGTCTATTAACATGCTGGGCAGACAGATGGGTAAAACTACTGTAGCGGCAGGTTATCTACTATGGTTTGCTATGTTTAAACCAGATAGCACCATATTAGTTGCGGCTCACAAGGCGGCAGGTGCTCAAGAAATCATGCAACGTATAAGATATGCTTATGAAAGCATACCAGATTACATTAGAGCAGGAGTTTCTGAGTACAATAAAACAAGTTTATCATTCGATAATGGTTCTCGTATAGTTAGTAGTACAACAACTGAAAATACTGGTCGTGGTATGTCTCTAACATTAATTTATTTAGACGAGTTTGCATTTGTACCACCTAGAATAGCCAAAGAGTTTTGGACTTCATTATCACCTACACTTAGTACAGGTGGTAAATGTATAATGACATCAACACCTAACAGTGATGAAGACACTTTTGCAAATATTTGGAACCAAGCAACTAAAACTGTTGACGAATATGGTAATCCATCTGACGTGGGTATTAACGGTTTTAAAGGATATATGGCAACATGGGACCAACACCCAGATAGAACTGAAGAATGGGCCATGGAAGAACGCAGTAGAATCGGAGAAGAACGTTTTAGAAGAGAACATGATTGCGAATTTATCATATATAATGAAACATTAATAGATGCTATAAAACTATCTAATATGAAATCAACAGATGCATTATACAAAATGGGGCAAGTCCGTTGGTATAAACGTCCTAAAAAAGATTCTATGTATGTTGTAGCACTAGATCCTAGTGCAGGAACAGGCGGAGATAATTCAGCAATACAAGTTATTGAACTCCCTAGCATGATGCAAGTTGCAGAATGGTGTCATAATAAAACTCCTATTGAAGGGCAAGTTAAAACTATGATGGAAATTTTGCAAGAAATACAACAATACGAAGCAAAAGAAATATATTGGTCAGTAGAAAATAATAGTATTGGCGAAGCCGCATTAGTTGTTATTAGAGATACTGGAGAAGAGAACTTTCCAGGAACATTTTTACATGATCCTGTAAAAGTTCAAGGAAGAAAAGGCAGAAAAGGTTTCCATACAAGCAGTAAAACAAAAATTGAAGGCTGTATTCAAATTAAACGATATATAGAAAATGAAAAGTTAAGAATTAATAGTAAAGCATTGATTGGAGAACTTAAAACGTTTGTTGCTCGAGGAAATAGTTTTGCAGGACAGCCAGGAGAGAGTGATGACTTAGTAATGGCTACAGTTGTAGCATGTAGAATGATATCATACATTGCAACTTTTGAAGATGATATTTTTACAGTAGTTAATTCAACTATAGGAGTTGAGAAAGGCGAGCGGGACGAAGGTCCTTTTGATGAATTCGATGAGCCTATGCCAATTGGATTTTTATAATGTCAAAACTATTGTTATGTTTAGGACCGGCTAGAACAGGAACTACTTGGCTTTGGCAAAACTTAAAACAAACGCATAATACCCACCCACTAAAAGAAACATTTATATGGTGTGAAAAACCTTACGAAGAATTTCCTTTAACATATAAAGGTAAACCTATAAATGTAACTAAACAAGAATATATTAATACAGTTAAAGAATCAAACAAGCCTTATATGGACTTTTCACTAGGATGGTATCAAGCATATAGAAATACATCTTTTATAAAAGAATTAAATGAAACATGTGATTTGTCTATTTATATTATAATACGTGACCCGTATGAAGCATGGATATCTATGATTAATCATACTAGTTGGTATCTACATACAAAAACATTTACAGGTAATGTATTTGATGAAGAAGCACACTTATTTAATAGTGAAAAAGGCATTAAACTATTGGAACGCAAACAAGCACAATGGGAAAGGCGCAAAAGAAAAGATATATCTAGTTTAATATACACACAATATAACTATGCGGATATAATACCTGCATGGGAAGAGTTAGGTCTTAATGTTGTATTAATAGACTACAATGCAATTAAAAATAAAGACACAAATTACCTTAATAACAAATTTAATGTAGACATTGACTGGGACTATACTACCACTTACTCTACTGAAAGGAACGTTTTAATACAAGATAATACTGTAAATGCAGATGTTAAAGAGTGGATATATAATTACTACCAAAATGATTATTCCTATTTAGACACTATAAATGATAAATACAAATAGGAGAGAACATTAATGGCAATATCAGTTAAAACAATAGCAGACAAAGTATTTAATCTTTTAAAAGGATATGGATACGAAGTCGACACCTATGACAAAGAAGGTAATATAGTCGGCGATCCTGCAGATGCAATTAGATTTTACGTTGACCAGCCAGATTTATTAATTACACTTAATGTTCCAACAGAACAAATTAGGTTTAGTGTTAGTAAAAATACAGACGAAACTGACCAACTTAGAAATCAATTAAAAAAATTAAGTAAGAATTATTTAATGAGTTTAGATTTTAGAGTATTTGGTAAAACATTAAAACCAAGCAGTGATAAAATAAACATTGCCAAAGTATCTAAAGAGAATAATATGGAAGAAGCAATTAAAGAAGCAAGTTTAGGTCCTGTACAAGGATCACTAAAAACAAGTTATCAACCACTTGATAGTGTAAAGATAGTTGTAAAACATTCTAAGCCTGTAAACGAAGAAGTACGTGGTTCTAGAAGTAGAAACATCAGCAAGATTTTCATACAAGCAAATGAAGAACGTTTCTTGTTTCCAAGTAAAAATTTAAATGGTGCAAGAGCAATGGCTAGACATATTTACAATGGTGGCGTAATGCATGATTCAGTTGGCGAAAGCATTGTAAACATGTGTAAAGATTTTGGCAAACTTAAAGAGTTTATTAGATATGTAAACAAAAAAGGTTTAGTTAACGAAGACAATACACAATATGTATCACTTGCTACAGAGCATGTAGAAAACATAAGAACTACATTTAAAAGATTAAGTGGCGTAAAGTCATATGCTAATGCTGTAGAAAGTTTAAAAGACTTAGATGTAGAAGTAGTTAATGAAGTAAATTTAGAAGACCATTTTACAGAAACACATTTCGACGACAAAGTTGGTAATGTGCATGATACACTTAGCAAATTAGTAAACAAGCAATCTGCATTTGAAAGTTTTATAATGAATGCTATTGAGAGTGAAACATTTGAAAATGCAAAATCTCTAATTAGAGAAAGTGATATAATGACATTTGATTCACCTAATGCTAGATTAGGATATCAAGTATCTCAATTAGGACAATCATCTACTAGTGAAAAACTAGGCGGATACTTATCAAGTATTGGCAGTAAGTTATCAAATGGCGGTGATTTAAATCAATTTGAATACAGAGCAGTTAAGGCAAGTTTGCTATCTGCACAAAACAGTGGTCCTGTAATGGCAGAAAACAAAACTGCAGAACAAAAATATGAAGACTTTATAGAAACATTTGTTAAGTCTCCAGAACCATTCGTTCAATAAAATACTGTTTTTATCTAATATAAGATAAATACTATTATAACAAAGACAGCGGTTAGTGTCGAAAGGCATAAAAAGGTTGACATCATGGCACAAAGAAAGTAATATAAACCCAGTAAGAACACAAACACAGAAGTTCTTACACACATGGCACATATAAGGAGAAAATTATTATGGCATCTTTACAAGAAATTAGAGCTAAACTGGCTTCTATGGAGAACAACTCCAAAAATAACAGTTCATCAACAGGCGGCGACAACGCCATTTATCCACACTGGAATATCGACGAAGGCACTTCAACAACATTGAGGTTCTTGCCTGACGCAGATACTAATAACACTTTTTTCTGGGTAGAAAGACAAATGATTCGTTTGACTTTTCCTGGAGTAAAAGGTGGGGATATGAAACCTGTAACAGTACAAGTACCTTGTGCAGAAATGTACGGCGAAACTTGTCCAGTATTAACTGAGGTAAGACCTTGGTTTAAAGATGCAAGTCTTGAAGACTTGGGTCGTAAATATTGGAAAAAAAGAAGTTACATTTTCCAAGGATTTGTAACTGAAAACCCACTTAGCGAAACAGCACCTGAAAATCCAATCAGACGTTTTGTTATTTCACCTCAGATTTTTAATATCATTAAATCAGCATTAATGGACCCAGATATGGAAAACATTCCAACTGACTATACTGCTGGTACTGATTTTAGAATTACTAAAACAACCAAAGGTCAATATGCTGACTACAGTACATCAAAATGGGCTCGTAAAGAACGTGCATTAGATGAAACTGAACTAGCGGCTGTTGATACAAATGGCTTGTATACACTTTCAGACTTTTTACCAAAACAGCCTGGACAAGATGAACTTAACGCAATTAGCGAAATGTTCCAAGCATCAGTTGATGGTGAGTTATACGATCCAGAACGTTGGGCAACTTTTTATAAGCCATATGGAGTAGAAACACCAAGCACGGCTAGAACGCAAACAACTACAGCACCAGCTCAGGCGGCTCCGGCTCCTGTGGCACCTGTAACTGCACCTGTAACTGCACCTGCAGAAGCAGTTGTTGAAACAGCGGCACCAGTAGTTGAAACTCCTGCACCAACACCTGCACCACAACCGGTAGCAAGTGCTCCTGCAGAAGGCGGCGATAAGCCAAGTGCTGATGATATTCTAAACATGATTAGAAACCGTTCTTAAGGAGACTAACATGCAGAAACCATTTGACCTAACTAAATTCAGGACGGGCATTACTAAAGGCATTACTGGAATCAGTGCTGGCTTTCATGACCCACAGGATTGGATATCAACAGGTAACTATACTTTAAATTACTTAATAAGTGGAGACTTTCATAAAGGAGTCCCACTTGGTAAGGTAAGTGTATTTGCAGGAGAATCTGGTTCAGGTAAAAGTTTTATCTGTTCAGGTAATTTAGTTAAAAACGCACAAGACCAAGGCTGTCAAGTTGTACTATTTGACAGTGAAAACGCACTTGATGAAGATTGGCTACAAGCATTAGATGTAGACACTAGTCCTGAGAAACTTCTCAAAATTAGTGTTAGCATGATTGATGATGTTGCTAAAACAATCAGTGAATTTGTAAAAGACTATAAATCTAACTATGGTGACTTACCATACGATGAACAACCTAAAATGCTATTTGTAGTAGACAGTTTAGGTATGTTACTAACACCAACTGATGTTGCACAATTTGAAAAAGGTGACATGAAAGGTGATATGGGTAGAAAACCAAAGGCATTAACAGCCTTAGTTAGAAATACAGTTAATCAACTAGCACCACATCCAATCGGACTTGTTGCTACTAACCATACATACGCATCACAAGATATGTTTGATCCAGATGATAAAATATCCGGCGGACAAGGTTTTGTATATGCTTCTAGTATTGTAGTTGCAATGAAGAAACTTAAACTTAAAGAAGATGAGGATGGTAACAAAACTACTACTGTACAAGGTATTAGAGCGGCATGTAAAGTAATGAAAACTCGTTACAGCAAACCGTTTGAAAGTGTACAAGTTAAGATACCATATGAGACAGGAATGAATCCTTACTCAGGTATTTTAGAATTGCTCGAAGCAAAAGGCATCGTTACAAAAACTGGTAATAAACTTGAATATACATCTCCTGTTACAGGCGAAATTATTAAAGAGTTTAGAAAGCAGTGGACTGAGGAACGTTTACAAGTAGTTATGGACGAGTGGAATCAAATACCAGTTGTTGGCGATGAAAACTTCGACGACTTAGTAGATGATGAAACTTTGGTAGACGACCCCAACATAGAGGAGTTAGAATAATGAATCCTGAGATACAATTATTAGTTAGTGTATGGGAATCAATGAAAAACTATATCCAGAAGAAGGATAGAGTAGAAGCCGCAGAACATTTAGTCCGTGTAATGGATGAAGAATGTGATATGTCTGGCATTGAGGAAGAAGCACATACATTTGACGGAGCTCTTAAAGCCGCTGTTATTGGTCACTATGATGTTGGCAACGATGTCGAAGATGACGAAGACGAGGAATGGGATTAAGTTATGGCAGGTTGGTATAATTCGGTAGTAGAAGATTTAAGTAAAATTGTTGAATCAATTAATTACTATGAAAAGGAACTACAAGAAGCCAAATACGAATGCAGTATAAAGGGGAGCCTAGAGAAATCTAGTGCTTCTCTACCTGGCATTACAGAGCATAGATTTAATCAATTACAAGAAATAGAAGCAATCCTAGAACACTTGAATATTGAACTTCGTAAGGAAAGAAGTAAAACATTCAGAAAGTATTTAGAATCCTATAACAGAACACTAAGTAGTAGAGACGCAGAAAAATTTGTTGATAGTGAAGATAGTGTTATTAACCTAACACACCTTTGCAATCAATACAGTCTACTTAGGAATCAATACCTAGGTATAATGAAGGGACTAGATACTAAACAATGGCAAATAGGTCACATAACAAGGCTCAGAACAGCCGGAATGGAAGACATAGTAATCGGTTAATTCCTTCAAAATCATTAACTTACAAAAAGGTTGACAAACCCACAGAAGATGCTATTATAAGCACTATTGCTAACTGGGTGGAAAACCAAGATATGATTGAAGTGTGTATAGTAGGACAGTTCAAAAATAAGCGATTTGTAGAATCAGTATCAGAGTTAATGTTAGAGAACATTATTCCTATAAAACTAAGACGCAATGTCACAGTTGATGTACAAATCCATAATGCACTAGAAGAACAAGCAGGAGGATATTGCTGGGGCGATAAGCACCACATTGATATAGAACTTGCAAGAACTTCAAATGGGTATGTATTTGAGAGAGATGAAATACTTATTAATTTAACGCATGAACTAATACATGCAAAGCAGTTCTTATCTGGTGAACTATCTGGTAGCAGTATGAGATGGAAAAAAGCAGATTATAGTAAAGTTTCTTACAGTCACCAACCTTGGGAACGTGAAGCATATTATTGGGAAGAACGACTGTTCAAACAGTACTTCGAAAAATTAGATGCATAATTAGGTTGACTTGTACCACAAAATCCGGTATAATGTATTTTACATTTAGGAGTACAATATGGCTACATTAGACACATTCAACTATGACGAGAGTTTAACTTTCGACCAAAACTTTACAAGTTGGTATCAAATGAACTCTGCTGAAAGGCGAGTATTTAACGAAGAAATTTATACAGTGACTGAAGGCTTTAAAGTTTTCAGTACTATGTATGCTGACAACAAAGAAAGGCAAATATAATTTATGACAACTCATGCAATGATAGATATTGAGACTTTGGCTACAACGCCTGAAGCAGTAGTATTAAGTGTGGGTGGTGTAAAGTTTGATCCTTACACTAACGAAGCACCACATACGTTCTTTGATGCTAAACTTGATATTGATGCCCAAACAGAACTAGGCAGAGATGTTGACCAAGGCACAATAGAATGGTGGGGCAAACAATCACAAGAGATTCAAGATATTGCATTTGCAGAAGAAGGAAGAATACAATTAAACGATTTTGCTACATCACTTAATAAGTGGCTAGTAGGCTGTGAACAAATTTGGTGTCAAGGCCCACAATTTGATATGGTCATAATAGAGAACTTATATAAGCAGATTAATATTCACACAAATTGGGCATATTGGCAGATACGTGATAGCAGAACTGTATTCAGTTTAATGGCTGTAGATCCTAGAAAAGGCGTTCAAGAAGCATTACATAGTGCTGTTGATGATGCCAAATGGCAGGCAAAATGCTTACAAACTTGCCTATTCATGCTAAACATCAAAAAAGATTAACTTTTTTACCACTTTTTTTGGTAAAAAGGTTGACTTCCGTCCAAAAAGACGTATAATAGTATATAAGAGTTAGGGAAAAGGGTTCCTTAAACAACAACATAAACGTCGGGGATGACATTATGACAAAACAAACTTTAAATTATGTAAAGGTTAAGACTGGTACTTACCGTAAAAACGAAATCGTTGATACAGTATTTCCAATCATTAAGCCACTTAACATTGGCAAAAAGGGTGCTTTTATTACCGTTGATGGTAGTGAAGCAATGGGTGAGAAATTTTCAAGCATTAGGATTTTAATTGAAGATCCTACAAAAGACTTAGAGTATGTTACTCCAAGTGTTTATGCTGAACAGCCTAAAATAGACAATACTCCAAAAGAAGAAAAGGAAGAAACTGATGTTCAAGCAATTGAACGTATCAGAGAACGTTTCGATATTTTGGATCGTATGACTCATGCTGTAGCAGAAGGTACAGTACGTGGTATGATAGTAAGTGGCCCTCCAGGAGTTGGTAAGTCATTTGGTGTTGAAACTGTTTTAGAAGATTATGACATGCTAACAGAAGTTGCTGGTAAGCCTGCAAGGACTGAAGTTGTTAAAGGTTCAGTTACTCCAATTGGTTTGTTCCAAACACTATATAATAATTCAGCGGCAGGTAACATACTTGTATTTGATGACTGTGATAGTGTGTTGTTTGATGAAGTATGTTTGAACATGCTTAAGGCTACTTTGGACTCAGGTAAGAAAAGAACTATTACTTGGAAGTCAGAATCACAAGCACTTCGTAGAGAAGGTATTCCTGATAGGTTTGAATTCAAAGGTGGTTGTATCTTTATTACTAACGTTGATTTTGAAAACGTTCGTTCTAAGAAGATTAAGGATCACTTGGCGGCACTTATGTCAAGATGTCACTACTTGGATCTTACAATGAACTCTAAGAGAGATAAGTTTCTTAGAATTAACCAAATCGTCGAAGACGGTATGCTTGATGAATACAAGTTTGGTAAAGATGGTGACAAAGAAGTTATCGACTTTATGACTGAGAACCAAAACATACTAAGGGAGATTAGTTTGAGAATGGTTCTTAAGATTGCAGACCTTAGAAAAATGGATTCTGAGAACTGGAAAAGTTTAGCCAAAACTACTTGTATGTCAGGAGCGATATAAGATAATTATATATTGCTAACGGTTCCCTGGTGCTCAACGTTAGTCATCCCCCACTAGAGCACCACGAAGCCCGGATATCCTCCGGGCTTCACCTTTTATAAATTTAATTAATGTTTTTACTTGACTTTTGGCAGTAAAGACGTATAATTATAATAGACGTAAGCCGAGGAAGGTTTACCTAAAACATAACCGGAGAATTTATGAAAAGCAAGAACAAGATTGACTGGAATTTCCACATCAATTTTAGCCCTTTATATTTTGTGTTTGCAGTTATGGTATTAATGGCAATATCATTTAATGCAGAAGCAGAAGAAATAGAGGAAGTTGTAGTAGTAGCACAACAAGTAACAACGACAGAAACAAACCCACTAACGGAAACACATTTAATTACAAAAGTATTACCAGCATACACTTGGACAGCAGGTGGATACGGAGCCTTTCAAGGCTACAACGAACGTGGTGCTCAAACAATACACACCACAGTTTACAGAAATGGTATACCCTCAAACGAGCCCGGGTCAGCATGGTATAACTTTGGAGTAGATGTTGTAACTGGAGAAGATATAAAAATTATCTCAGGACCTAATAGTGTTGTATACGGATCAAGCAGTATTGCTGGAACTGTATTAATTAAAGATACTATTACAAAAGGATTTACATTGGGTGCAGGAAGTAATAGCCATAGGTACCTAAACTTAGCACCAACAAACTGGATACAGTACACAGAATTAGGTGTAGATAATCAAGCAAGGAATGACAACACAGAAGTTGATGCATATTCAAATAAAAATGTTAAACTTAATGTAGATGTTCAGGACTTTACTATTACAGCAAAGTTTACAAACTTTGAATACGACTATGATAATTGTTTTGATTCCAGTTTTGCATCAACAAATAATTGTGTACAAGACGGTGAAAAATATAATGTTGCTATTAACAATGAGTACTTTACTATAGGTAGAACGCATCAGCAATCAGAATATTATTCTGGTGATTGGATGTCTTACTCTAATGAGAGTAGTACAGACTATGTAAGAATAGGAGACCAAACTAACCTATCTCAAAAACTGCAAATTGCATATGGTGTAGACGGAAGCCAAGAACAGTATCAAAGTTTAAACAATGAAAAACATACAAGGGATAATTATGGTGCTTACTTAAATATCAATGCCGAGTTTGCCTTAAATTATAACTTTGGTTTTAGAGTTGGCAATGAAGACCAGAATGCTATGAGATTTGGTATTGAAAAGAATCAATTCTTTTTTAATGCTGGTACAAGTTATAGACGACCAAACTTATACGAAATAAATGGAGATGGTTATGTTGATGCTAACTTAGATTTACTACCAGAAGAAGCAGTTGGGTATGAATTAGGATTTGGTGTCTTAAGTATTTTCATGTATGACTTTGAACAAGCAATAGAATACCAGCCAGGATATTCTGAGGATGTTGTAACAATAGATATTGACGAAGAAGGAAATGCAACGTCAACAACCACAACTGTTTATAACAATGCAAAATATCTTAATACAGGTGCATATCAAACTAAAGGGTTTAGATACTCACAAACATTTGGAGCATTTGGTGTAATGCTAAAAGCCACAGATACAGAACAGGCTAGAGTGCCTAAGTATATTGCAGTATTAAGTTACAATCAAGACTTTGGTTCTCACAATGTAAATGCTACTTACACAGGTGCATATGATAGAAAGCCTGGAGAGTATGATGGAGACGAATTAGAGGACTTAGAAAAATTAAACTTCGGCTATGTTAAAACATTTGATTCTAATGTACAATTAGCAATTAATCTTAACAACGTGTTAGACGAAGACACAGAGGTTCTACCAGGGTATGGTACTCAGGGTAGAGAAATTAAGTTGACAATACAACGTAGATGGTAGTATAATAAACTATGGGTAAATGTGTTCTAGAAATAAGAGATGAAGTAAACGTAAAGTTTGTTGGATTAGCACCAAGCACTAGACGTAAAATTTCTGATGCTTGTAAATATTTCTTACCTTATGCATATCATATGCCTGCTTATAAACTAGGCAGATGGGATGGTTGTGTTAGGTATTGTGATATTGGTGGTAGAACATATATGAACATGCTGGATAGGTTACTGCCTATTGTACAAGCAGATGGTTACGAAATTGAAATACAGGATCAACGTGATGAATGGAAGTTTAATTTTCAACCTATTGAGCAAACAAGGTATGAGAATACAGCATGGCCCAAAGGACATCCTGCAGAAGGTGAACCTATTATACTTAGAGATTATCAAGTTGAAGTTATTAACGAGTTTATTGCAAACCCACAGAGTTTGCAGGAAGTGGCTACAGGCGCCGGTAAGACGCTCATAACAGCCGCCTTAAGCGATTTATGTGAACCATATGGGCGTAGTGTAGTTATTGTTCCTAATAAAGATTTGGTAGTACAAACAGAAAGGGACTATAAGAATTTAGGTCTTGATGTTGGTGTATTATTTGGCGATAGGAAAGAGTATGATAAAACACATACAATATGTACTTGGCAAAGTCTAGCAATACTAGAAAAGAAAAGTAAAAAGTATGAAGCAGACTTTCCTATTGACCAGTTCTTAGATGGTGTTGTTTGCATTATGGTAGATGAAGTACACAAAGCAAAAGCGGATGTTTTAAGAAATTTATTAGGTGGCGTATTTGCAAATGTTCCTATTCGTTGGGGACTGACAGGTACTATACCAAAAGATGAGCATGAAGCAGTTGGCTGTACATGTTGCTTAGGTCCAGTTACTGGAAATTTAAGCAGTAAAGAATTACAAGACAGAGGTGTGTTAGCAAAGTTAGACATTAACATATTTCAATTACAAGACGGTGTGTTAGGGTTTAATAACTATGCACAAGAACTTAAATGGCTTGTAACAGACGACGGCAGAGTAAGTCACATAAGTGATATTATTAAAGGACTAAGTGGTTCTGGTAATACACTTGTTCTAATAGATAGAATAGCCACCGGCGAACTTTTAATAGAAAAGAATCCGGACTGGGTATTTATTAGTGGAGATATGAAAGTTAAAGATAGGCAAACAGAATATGCCCAAGTATCTGAGATGGACAATAAAGTAATAGTTGCAACTTACGGTGTTGCGGCGGTCGGTATTAACATACCAAGAATTTTTAACTTAGTTCTTCTAGAGCCAGGTAAAAGTTTTGTAAGAGTTATACAAAGTATCGGTAGAGGAATCCGTAAAGCAGAAGATAAGGATTATTTGAATGTGGTCGACATCACAAGTAATCTAAAATATAGTAAGCGACATTTAACCAAACGAAAAGCATTCTATAAAGAACAAGGATTCCCTTTTCAAGTTACCAAAGTGGAGTATAAATGAAAATATTAACAGTAGATAATACCGTATATGAAATAGATAATGTACCAGATGAAATAGATGATATTAGATTTGGCGTATTTGATACTAGTGATCCTGAATGGATGGATTACTATTTTTTACCTTTAATCTTTTTGGAGAGTTTTTATGCTCCTGCAATATGTTTGCAGATAGGCGAATACAATATCCAAATGCCAATGGATTGGAGTATTGCAATTACAGATGAAGATTTGAGTGGAATAGAAGTATTACCACTTACCAGTTTAAATAATAGAGGGTTCCTAACAGCAACCTTAAATCCATTAAGTGGAAAATTACTAGAAGCACATGAAGTTAAGATTACAAATATCTTTCAAGATGTGAAATGGTTCTTTCCAAAATTAAAGAATGGACACATGTTGTTAGCACCTTTAGAGAACACTAGCAATCCTGCGTGTGCAATGTTTGTTAAAGAAGCAAACAAAATACCACAAGAGATTGATATTGGCAATTTGTTAGATTAAACTGGAGAAAAATATGGCAAAATATAAATTTAGAATTGACGGCGGCAGATATGGAGGAGAACTTGCAGTAGGAAGTGTTAATCCAGAATTTGTCAATTACTGGCTTCCTAAAATTGAAGAGGAAGGCTCATACGAAAGTTTCATTCCGCATGTACTTTCATTAAGTGATTGGGACGATGACGAGGACCTTGATTCAGACTCACCAAGCATTATGGAAGATACTAATGAGATTGAAGGTTGGTATGGTGTAGATGATATTGAGCATATCAATAATGCTTATGCAGATGGCGGATTTGTTGTCAGTGACATCTCAGATGAAGAAGACAAATATG